CCCGCCGAGTATGAGGCGGCGTTCTACGATGCCCAACGGACCGCCCAACCCCTGGTCGGAATCCAATAGCCCGAGCCTCCGGCAGAACCAGGGCGGTTCACTGCCGAGAACTCGCCCCAGGTGGTCTACCACCGCACGCAGATCGCCAAGCTGCGCGCCGACCTCACGGCGTAGCGCCGCGAAGACTTCCACCGAACCCGGTGGTCGACCCGTCATGGGTTCCAATTCCCGACATGGGGAGTCACGTTGTCCGATCTACCGATCCATCCATTCACTCACGTACAGGCAATCGGCTTCACCAGCCGCGGCCCGGTCTGGCCCGTCATGGGCGGCTCCGGGGACGGCGACGAAGACGGCGCTGGCGCAGAAAGCGGCGCCCAATCTGGTCAAGGCGCTTCGCACGGCGGCTCCGACAAGGGGTTCCCGGCGGACACACCCGTCGCCCAGATGACCGACGCGCAGCAGGCCGCGTACTGGAAGCACTACTCGCGTGAGCATGAAGGCAAAGCCAAAGCGTTTACCACCCTTGGCGTTACCCCTGAGCAGATACAGCAGCTCCAGGAGCGCAACGCCGAGCTGGAGAAAGCGCAGCTCAATGCCAGCGAGCTTGCGCTCAAGGAAGCCACCGACAAGGCGGCCGCTGACGCGCGTGCTGCCACCGAGGCGGACTGGAAGCCCAAGCTGCTCGCGAGCCAACTCAAATCGGCAGCCTCGCAGGTGCTTTCCGGTGACCAGCTCACCGAATGGCTGGACAGTGTGGACCCCGGCAAGTTCGTCGGGGACAACGGCGAGATCGACGAATCCAAGGTGATGGGGAAACTCACCGCCATCTTCGGCCAGAAAAAGGAACAGCAGCAACAGCAGCCGTTCTGGGGCCAGCACAGCACCGGGCATCAGTCCGCAGACAAGCCCGGAACAGCCGGAAGGGCCGCTGCCGCAAAGCGGTTTGGCTCCAAAACCTAGAAAGAAGGTGACACATGTCTACTGACATCTCCATGCAGACAACGACCTACCAGGTCGGCAATCGTCAGTGGCTCCTGGACGAGCCCGACTACAAGCCCAACGTGACCCTGGACATCTCGAAGTTCGTCCAGGGCACCCACTACCCGAACGGGTACATCCCCTCGGGCACCGCGATCGGCAAGCTGACCTCCGGCGGCCTGTTCGGTCCGTACGACGACACCAAGTCCGACGGCACCCAGACGCTGTACGGCTACACCTACGGCGACGTGCGCGCGGTCCGCCAGAACGGCACGGTCGCCACCAAGGTCGGCACCGGAGCCGTCGTCTCGGGTGCCGTCTCGGTATCCAAGCTGCCGTTCTCCTCTGGAGCCGGCGCGGTCGATGCCAACGGCAAGGCCGACACCCCCACCATCCGCTACGAGGCCTGAGAGGAGGCTGACCAATGGCTCTATTCCTGGACGGCCCACTGCCGCTCGAAGACACCATCGCGTTCGTACAGAGCATCCCGCTGCCGTCGAACAACCAGTTCACGCAGATGATGCCCAGCAAGCAGTACGACAGCGACGAGATCGACTTCGCGACCATCACCAAGACCAACCGTGCCGCCAAGTTCCGCAACTGGGACGGCTCGTTCTGGATCGCACCGCGCGACACCGGATCTGAGAAGCGTGTGCGCATGCTGCCCCTGGGAGGCCAGCTCTCGGTTGGCGAGTACGAACGGCGCCAGATCGAGATGGCCCGCTACGGCGGCACCATCCAGAGCGTTCTGGTGGACGCGATCTACAACGACCTGGAGAACCTGACGCGCTACGCGCAGAACCGCGTCGAGCTCGCCTGGGGCGACGTGCTCACCGATGGTGTGCTCACCATCAACGAGAACGGCGTGCAACAGCAGGTCGACTACGGCATCCCCGCCGGACAGCTCGTCACGCCGGCTACCCTCTGGTCCAATCACGCCACCTCGACACCGCTGACCGACCTGATCGGCTGGACCGGCATCTACGCCGGCGTGAACGGCGCTCCGCATGGCCAGTTCAAGACCTCCACCGCGGTGGTTCAGCACCTCATGCAGAACGTCCAGTTGATCAACGCGATCAAGGGCGCCAACACCGGTGCCACCTGGGTGTCGATCACCGAGATCAACACCTTCCTGGGCGGTTTCGGTATTCCGCCGTTCATCGTGCCCACCGACGGGCAGCCGGGCGGATCGATCTACGCCTCCAGCTTCGACGTGGACGGCGTCACCACTCCGGCGTTCGCCACCAACAAGCTGGCGTTCCTGCCGGCCGACCTGGGCACCCTGGGCTTCACCGCATGGGGAGTCCCAACGACCTCACTGGAGCTGAACGCCAACAACGTTCAGGTCGAGGTCGCCGCCGGGCTGATCGGCATCCTGGTGCGCGAGGAAGCACCGCCGTTCCGCAAGACCACCTACGTCGATGGCGTGGTGCTGCCGGTGCTGGCTGACCCGCGCAAGATCCTCGTAGCGACGGTGGCCTGATGGCGATCGTCGGACAGTACGCGCTGTGCGTGCAGGATCCCGAGGGCACCTTCCACTCGTTCCTGCCGGGCCAACAGGTTCCGGCCTGGGTGGTCGCACTGGTCACCAACCCCCGTGCGTTCGCTGCTGAACCGGCGGACTACGGGGGAGGCCCCGCTGCGGGTGATGACGGTCAGCCGACATCGAACGACCCCGCCGCGGCCAGCGAGGGGGCTAGACCGGAGAACCCGGGCGACACCTCCCCGGACGCAGGCGATCAGGGTGGCACTGCGGCGCCGGCACCGATTGCACTGACTGCGCCGCCGCACGCCGGGGTTGGTTCAGGCAGGGACGCGTGGGCCGACTACGCCAGCGCCAGCGGCGTCGCCGTCCAGGACGACTGGAAGCGCGATCAGATCATCGAAGCTTGCCGTCAGGCGGGCGTCGCAGTCTGATGGCAGACCCAGTGGCCCCGGCGAAGTTCGCCTCGGTCAGTGACGTGACCTCCCGGTTCGAGGGGACGTTCCCCGCGGACCGGGAGGGCTGGGTCCAACTGCGCATCGAGGACGTCGAGGCCGAACTCATGGCCCGCGTTCCGTCGCTGCGGGTCCCGGTCGTCGAGATCGCCCCAGACCGGCTCCGCCAGGTCAAACGCCTAGTCGCCGACAAGGTACTGGACCTGTACCGCAACCCGGACGGGGCCAGCCAGGTGTCACAGACCATGGAGCAGGACACCATGTCGCGCTCCTACTCCCGCGACGCCTACCGCGGCAAGATCGCGTTCACCGACGACGAACTCGCCTCGGTGCGACTCAAAACGAAACGCCCACGCTTCGGCACTGCGGTAATCGCGCCCTGGTCGCCGCCATGCCGCTGAACATCAGCGACTACCAAACGGTCATCCCCACCCGGGTAGTCGACGAAGCGAACAACACCCGCGCACCGCTGCCCGCGATCGATGTCGTGGCGTTCCTCGATGAACCCCAGGTACTCCTGGACTCCCAGGGAAAACGGTTCGTACAGAACGGGATTCTGCGCGTACGCCGCGGCAGCGATCTGAAGGTCGGCGACGAAGTGCCTCTACCCGAGGGGATCTTCGGTGTGGTCGGCGCTCCGACCGGCAACCGCAATCACTGCATGACCGGGGCTGACTTCGGCTGGGCCCGGTACAAGATCCGCAGGGGAGGCTGACCGTGGACATCACGCTCGATCCGGCGCCCAATCCGGCGATCACCAACGCGCTCAACGGCACCCAGATGCGCCGCAGCCTCGAGGCGGTCATCCACACCGCCCAAATGCTGTACCAGGCCAAGGTCGCCAAACGAAGCAACGCCTTGGCGGCCTCCGCGCGCACCTCGGTGCACCGCGGCGGTATCGAGGAAGACCGTCTCGTCGCGGATCTGACCGTCGGCGGCCAAGGACCGCTGGGCATAGTGGATTACGCCGCCTCGCACGAGTTTGGCACCGAGGAACAGCACGGCCAGAACGACGCGGCGCGGCTGGCCGGCGAGATCCCGATCGATGAACACCCCGGTGCACGTGACCTGAACTGGGTGCTCGAGGAGCTGCACCAGTGGTGAGCTTCCCGCCGTGGTGGAAAGGCGGATACCCCGACGTCGAGAAGCTGCTCGCCAAGTCACTCATCCAGCCCTGGCTGGGCGATGTCAAAGTCGAATACTGGCTTGCGGCCAACGCCCTGGAGCAGATCCAAGACGGTGTCGAATTCCTGCGGGTACGCCGCATTGGCGGACGCATCAATCTCAACGAGAAGCGCGACGAGCCAGTAGTGCAGTTCGCCGCGCTCACCAAGTCTCGCGACATCTCCTATGGGCTCATCGAGTTCGTCCGCAGCGGCGTGCTAGAGCCGTTCATGGAGGCCGTCGCGATAGTTCCGGGAACCCCACACAAGCTGGGCTGCGAGGGCGAAATCGTTGGCCCGCAGTCCATCCCGGAACCCATCAGGGACGAACGCCTCGTCCCTTCAACCTTCGTGCTGCACACCTGGAAGCCGAAGGGTCTTCCGAATTACCGACAGGCCCTCGGCCTCTAAACCGAAAGGTGAATCACCATGTCCATTGATTTCCAGCTGGGTCAGTCCGACCTGGAACTCGCCGGTTGCGACAGCAGGGTCTTCCTGGCCCCCTACGTCGGCACCGCGCCCCTGACCTCTCTTGAAGATGTCGCCAACGGCGGCATCGACAAGACCAAGATCGGTGCCGGATCACGATTCGTCTCGGTCGGCAACTACGAAAAGAAGGCCGGCGTCAAGCTGTCCAACAAGCCCAACATCAGCGACGTGATGTCAGCCGGCAAGGGCTCGCCCACCCGGCAGCTGCCCACCGATGCCAAGAAGGGCATCACCTACACGCCGCAGGAGATGAAGCTCGTCAACCTGATGAACGCGTGGGGCTTCCTGCCGTCAGCGGTCTCGGCGCCGTCTGCCAAGGGCGGTATCACCATCGGCATCCCCGAACTGCCCGCCAACATCTTGTGGCGTTCGGTCCTGCTGGCCTGGGACTCGTTCAACGGCAAGGACATCTGGATGTACTGGATCGCCAACAAGACCAACGTGGGCGATCGTGACGACATCAACGCCCACGAGGACGGCAACGTGATCACTCACGGCGTCGGCCTGAACTTTCAGTCCGACCCCACCGTCGGCCTGCCCGTCATCTTCGGTATCTGCGGCGAGGGATTCCAGGATCTGATGGCGGCCACCGACACCGGTGGGCTCTACCCGCCGATCACGGGCATCACCGTCACCCCGAGCACCGCGACCCTGACTGTCGCGAACGGGGCCGGTCACACCAAGCAGCTCAAGGTGGTGGACTCCAACGGCCTGGACCGCACAGCGCTGGCGACCTACCAGAGCGATGCCACCGCCAAGGCCACGGTCGATGCACTCGGCCTGATCACCGCGGTGGCGGCCGGAACCGCCAACGTTGCGGCCAGCTACGGCGGCTTCTCGGCCGCCTGCGCGGCCACTGTCTCCTAACCGCCCACATGGCCACCCACCTGAACCGAAAATGGTTGGGGTGGGGGGCCTTTGGCATATCTGAAAGGCAGCAGAAATGGCAGGACCCAAGAAGACCCCCGCGCGTGCGGCCGCCAAGACCAGGGCGGCATCCGGGCGCTACCTCGAACTGATCCAAGAAGTTGACGCACCCCAGCCCTACCAGATCGCCGACGAACTGATCATCGACCCGCCCTCAAAGCCCATGGCGGACAAACTCAACGACGCCCACTACCGCATGGCTGTGGCCAATGCGATGACCCAGGCGATGCTGGCCCAACCCGACCAGTTCACCATGGACAACTTCACCTCGGTGCGTGAGATGTCCGAAAAAGCCGTTGAGGACTACAACGATGCGTTCTTCAACGGCCGGTACCACGAGGTGCAGGAGTTCTTCACCGGACAGAGCAACGAGTACTGGAACGCCTTCGTCACCGACTACAAGGCCCATATGTGGCCCAAAGAGCCCGACGCCGAGGGAATCTGCCCCACCTGCGGACATGACCCCCGCACGGAGGCAGCCCCTTTAGGGCCCGCGTCCTTGAGCTAGTCGACTGGTACTGGGACGCCATCGAAAAAGACTTCGCCGGCATCGGCTGGGACGCCATGGACTACTTTCGCGGACTCAAGTCGTGGCGGCAGTTCGCCAACATCTGCACCAAATTCGCGAACGAAGACGGCACGTACCTGCAGGCGGCGCAACTCAAGGACCCACGCCACCTCGGTGCGCTCATGAAGCAGTACGAGGAAGCCGGAAAGTCCAAAGAGCCATACCGCCCTCCCCTGGAGGGCCATTCAGCGCTGGTGGCGGCAATCACGGGACTACGCAACGACATTCGCCGCGTCAATGGGCTTCCTCGCATAGAGGGGCCCAAGACGCCGATCGATGAGGCCAAAGAACGCCAGAAGGCCTACAGCGACCGGCGCATGGACGCGGCCCTGGGCTATGACGAGGAGGTGACCTGATACGTGACCGAGTACTCAGCCGGTGAAGCCAAGCTACGGGTAGTCCCTGATGCCTCCGAGTTCAAGGGCAAGCTCGAGGCGGACATGCGCAAGATCCGCGCCGAGTTCACGGTCAACGTCAACGCCGCCACCGCGCAAGCACGCGCCGACATCGAGCGCTTCCGGGACACCCAGGAACGCAACAACATCCGCGTCGGTGTCGATGCTTCATTGGGGCAGGCCCAGGCCGATATGCGGCGCTTCCGCACCGAGCAGGAAGCCAACCGGCTCGTCGTCCGGGTGGACGCGGACACCCGTGGTGCTCGCCGCGAGATTGAAGACCTGCGCCGCAGTGTCACCCACGGATCCCTGGGTAGTGCGTTCGCATGGAACGTCGGCGCGGCGGGCCTATCACTGTTGCCGTCGGCGGCCACCGGCCTGGTGTCGCTAGCTGGCGCGCTGCAGCAGGTCGCCCAGTCGGGCATCGCGGTACCGGGCATTCTCGGCGGCGTCGGCGCCTCGGTCGGCACATTGGTGCTGGGCCTGTCGGGAGTCAAGGACGCCTACAGTGCCGCGGCCGACGCCGCGGGCAAGTTCGGCGCCGACGGAGCCCAACAGTCCGCGCAGGCCGCCGCAGCGGCCAACGCGCTGCGCAACGCCGTCTATGACGAGGCACGCGCGCAACGAGATGTCGCACAAGCCCGCAAGGACGCCCGCCAACAGCTGCAAGATCTGAACCTGGAGCTGCGCGGCGGCCGGATCAGCGAGGCCCAGGCCGTTCTATCGGCGCAGCGCGCCCGCCGCGATCTGCAATCTGGACAGTACCGAGATGCCCTGGACTACCAGGAAGCCCAACTGCGCGTGGTCGAAGCCGACCAGCGCGTCATGGAAACCCGGGCCCGCAATGCCGAACTGCAGGACAAGGCCAACGACGCCAACGCCAAGGGCGTAGAGAACTCCGATCTGGTGGTGGACGCCCAGGAACGCCTGGTGCGCGCACATCAGGGCACCCAGCAGGCTCAAGCGGCCTCGATCGCATCGACGGTGGCAGCAGCTGCCGCGCTGGATAACTTGGCGCCGGGCGCCGCCCAGTTCGTCAAGACGCTCGTCGGTATGCGCGAGCAGTTCCGCGGGCTACGCACCGATGTACAGCAGGCGCTGTTCGCCGGCCTATCCGATGAGATCAAGACCCTGGTCGACAATGATCTGCCGGTCCTGGACCGCGGACTGACCAACGTGGCCACCGGCATCAACGCGAACTTCGTGCAACTGTTCCGGTCACTGGGCTCCACGCAGTCCCAGGGCCTGCTGGATCGAATACTCGGCAATTCTGCCGAGGCGCAGAAGCGCTTCACCGCCGCGATCGACCCGATCGTGCACTCGATCGAAACGCTGACCGGCGGCTCCTCAGATGCCCTGCCGCGCATCGCCGATGGCATCGGCAAGGTTGCCGACCGCTTCGATCACTTCATCACCGAAGCCGACAAGGACGGCCGGCTGGCCAAGTGGATCGATGAGGGTACCGACGGCTTCACCAGCATGGGCAACACCTTGCTCAACATCGGCGGCATCTTCACCGCACTGACCAAAGCCGCAGGCGGCGGTGGACTTCTAGGAATCCTCGAACAGAACTCCAAGCGCCTATCGGACTTCCTGAACTCCACCAAGGGGCAGGACCAGCTGCGCAAGTTCTTCGCCGACGCCCGCGCCGAGCTCGACAAATGGGCGCCGATCCTGCGCGACCTGCCCGGAATCATCGGCGGCGTCGTCTCGGCAGCCCAAGAAGGCTCCGGTGTCGTCATGGGAGTACTGCGCCCCGTCTCCCAGATCCTTGGCGAGCACCCGCAGCTGGTCAAGGACATCGCGCTGGCCTTCCTGATCTGGAAAACCGTCCCGCCCTTGGTTGGTGGCGTCACCAATTCCCTTGGCGCACTATCGCGGGGCCTGACCGAGGTCGGAACCGGGTTCTCCAGCACCCGAGACCGCATCACCCGCGGCATGGATGCCGTCGACGAACGTTTCACCGCGGCAGGCAGCGAGCGCGGCGGGGTACGCCGCTTCTCCCGGGTGCTCGCCGGAATCTCCGCCGCCGGCGGCCCGCTGTCACTACTGGTCACCGCCGGCATACCGCTCGTGGCACAGTTCGTCACCCGTCTCACTCAAGACATGGACAACGCCGCCGAGCACATCAAGTCTGTGAACGAAGAGGCCAAGAGCCTGATCGGCACCTTGGAGGCGGTCACCAACCTCACCGGTACCGCCACACGAAAGGCCTTGGCAGACAAGCTCCAGAACGTCGAAGGCGGCCCCGGCAAGGGCCTGGGAGGAGATGCGCTCAATGCCGCCAAACTCCTAGGCCTAGGCGGTACTGATCAGCGCGACGTCATCACCGCGGCGCTGCCGGGCGGGGGTGCTCAGTACGACCAGATCATGGGGCCGATCCGCGACAAGGTCCGCCCCGCGGTGCAGGACTTCATCAAGAGCCAAGGCCTCAAGCCCGGCGAAGGCAAGCTGCAAGGCATCGATGAGAACACCATCATCGACGCCTGGCTGGGCGTACCAGGGGCGCTGGAGAAGGTCACCAACGCAAAGGAGTTGGGCCAGAACATCGTCCAACTCGGCACGCTACAGAGCCAGGTGGAAGCTCTGGGCTCGGGTGACCCGGCGTTCCTGGCTTCACTGCTGGGCCAGCGCTTGAACTTCGAGCGCAGCGGTGCCGGGGGAGCGGTCAGTCAGGCCCAAGCCGCCCAGGCGGCCGCCACGCCACAACCGCGTCTCAAGCCTGAATTCGCCCAGCAATTCCCAGGCGCGGTGGTCAACTCAGATGGCACTGCCACCACGATCGTGTCGACCATCGGGCCGAACGCGGGCATGGGCCTTAGTGAGCAATCGCAAGCTACACAGGGCGTTCCGCCCAATCAGGACAAGTGGACCTACCGGCTCTCGCCCGAGGACGCCCGTCGCCTTACCTACGCCAAGGGTGGCTTCACTCCCGGGCACACGGGAACGGGGCCCACCGGTGGCCACGTCGCCGAGGTCCACAAGAAAGAGTTCGTCGTCAGCGAGCGCGGCACCGCCGCGGTACCAGCGCCGTTCCTGCATGCGCTGAACACCGGCATCGTCGACTCCAGCCTGCTGCTGCCGAAATACGACCAAGGTGGATTTGTCGGCCCGGACGGCAACCCCATCGTGGCTGGCCCGCTGCCCGGCGCGGCTCCCGTGGCGCCGATCGCGCCCGCACCCCAGGGTGGCGGACTGCTCTCGGCGGTCGGCAAGGCAGTCGACGGCATCCAGGGACCGGTCAACAACCTCACCGGCGCGCTCGGAAGCCTTGGCGGCGGCAAGGGTGATCAAAGCATCCAGATCCCCGGCCTGGGGCTGTCCATTCCGACCGGCGGCAATTTCACCATGCCCACGCTGGAGTCCTGGATGCCGTGGCTGCCCAAGCCTGGTCAGGACATGTCCACCTGGAACCCGTTCGCGGGAGCGCCGGACAAGATTCAGCCGCAGAACATTGCCTTCCGGGGCGCATCCACCCTGATCCAGGGCGCACTGAGTGGTCTGGGCCTGGACGGCTCAATCTTGTCGCAGAACAACCCCTACAACCAGGCTGCGCAGCGCACCGCCCAGTTCTATCTGGACAAGCTCGGCGGCGGTGGCGGCCAGGCCGACGCAGGCGTTCAGGCCGTCATCGACAGTGCGAATGCTGGCGCCCTGCAACTACCGTCGGCCACCGGGCTTGCAATCCCGGGCGCCGATGGCACCTTGAGCCCCGCGGCGCTACGCGGCATCCAGTACGCCCAGCAGCACGCTGTAGGCCAGAAGTACGTCTACGGCGGAGTCGGTGCCGCGCAATACGAGGGTGGCCCCGGCGGCTATGACTGCTCGGGTATCGCCTCGGCCATCTACGCCGCGACCAAGGGGCTGCCACAAGGACAGCGCTACTTCACCACCGAGTCCGATTTCGCCGCACTGGGATTCATCCCCGGATACAAGTCCGGCGAGCTGAACATCGGCGTCATGCGCGGCGGCGGCGGACCCAACTCACACATGGCGCTCACGCTGCCCAACGGCGTCAAGGTCGAATCCGGGGGCGCGGCCGATGCCACCCAGTACGGCGGAGCAGCCAAGGGCGCAACAGACTTCGCGTTGCAATGGCATCTACCTGTGTCCTCGGACGCCAAGGGGTCAGTACCCGGACTGTATGACATCGGTGGCTGGCTGCAGCCTGGCCTACAGATGGTCATGAACAAGACCAGCGCCCCCGAGCCGGTACTCAACGCCCAGCAGTGGAACACCGCCTCCAAGGCCATCGAAATGGTCAGCTCCGCGCGTCCCACGCCGCCGCAGCCGCCCATGAGCGGAGCGCAGGGCGGTATCAGCACCGGCGGTGCTGGCATCCAGCCGTATAACCCCACGCAGAAGCCAGCCTCATCGCCCCCACCCTCGGCGGCACCCGCTGCGCCGGCGAGCCCAAGCACGTTGCAGCCCCAGGAGTCTGCACCCGAGCAGGCGCCGACGCAGCAGCAAGGGCCGACGTTCGCGCCGGGCACCGTCGGGGCAGCGCCGTCGAGTCTGAATCACAACCTGCCTGCCATCGATAAGGCGATCGACTCCACCGCCTCGACCCTGGCCAATCTGGCATCGACTGCGATCTCCGCCGCGGCCGCCGGGGGATCGATGGGCATGGGTGGGGGAGCAGGCGGCGCGTTGGCGTCCTCCATGGTCGCTGGCGGCATACAGCAGGCCGGGAAGATCGCGAAAAACGTGGCCAACGTGGGCTCCTCGTTGCTGGTCGGCTCAGTGCCCGGATCGAACGGCACCGCCGACCGCGCCTACGGGGAGCTGTTGCGCCCGGTGCAGAACGCGCCGATCACCGCGCCCGTCTACTCACCCACCTACAACGTCTCGGGCAATTACGAACTGCGCTCGGCGATGGATCAGCTGGAGTTGAAGGAAAAAGTGGACGCACAATCACGACTGGCGAACAAGCCATGAGGCGCCAAACCGACATCATCGATGTCATCGGCGTCAACGGCGACTTCTGCCGCATCTCCCCGCCCGGGTTCTCCTGGGGCCCCGAGCTCGCGCCCGGCTCGACTGGCCTGTACGACATGCCGATTCAAACCAACTGGGGCAGTTACGGATTCGGACAGTTCTTCCAGTCCTGGAAGCCCAAGCGCCGCGACGTGGTGTGGACGGTGCACATCATGAACCCCGAAACCGGGACGATGGTGGACCAGAGCGAGGACCTGTGGCACCTGATCTATGCGCGGTGGAAGGCGATGTTCTCCCCAGCCCTGGAAGCGTCCATCGTCTACACCTCGTTCGACGGCGAACGTCGCCTGGGCATCCGCAATCTTGACACTCCAAAGCCGTTCACCGCGCAGAGCTTTGAGGGCAAGGACCCCAAGCTGTTCACCTACGGCTCAGTCGTCATGACCACGGCCTGTGAGCTGCCGTTCTATGTCGGTGCCTCCGAACGGTTCGCGTGGGAGACCGACACTCCGGGTAACTACTGGTTCAAGCTGCCCTACTACAACCCGTGCCCGGTGGACATCTGGCCGGAATGGGATCTGACCGGCGGGGCCAAGTATCAGCTCCCGGACTACTCGTTCGGCAGCCAGGCCTACGGACGCGGTATCGCCGATCTGGGCAAGACCATGCCGTTGGCGCAGCTGATGGACCTGGAGGACCTGCAGATCTACACCCGCCCCGACCTGGAGACCTTCGTCACCAGCCTGGAGACCCAATTCGCAGGCCGCAACGCGGGCAAGGACTTCGAGTACCCGATCGCGCCTGGCGCCGGGTCCTCCGAGGGGCAGGGCAGCGACAACCCCGGCTGCATCGTGCGCGCCAACGTCACCAACCCCGCGGGCGCCCGCCTCGAGCTGACCTTGCCGCGCTGGTACGACGAGCCATTCAGCACGCCGAGGATCGTGTGAGCACAGCTCTTGCCGCGCGGCTAGCTCAGTCGCGCGCCACGTGCACGCAGATCCGCTCGGACCGCAAGGCGCTGCAGCGCGCGCAGACCGAGGTCTCGATCTACAAGAACGACCCCACCGGCAAGCCCGGACTGATCTTCGTGGGCCGCATCCACATCATGGAGCCGACCAAGTACCAGTTCCCCAAGAAAGGCAACGTCTCAGCCTCGGGGTACTTCGAGCTGCGCGCCACCCACTACATCGCGAAATTCATTGCCTCGGTGCCCAACAACCCCAACGAGTGCAAGAACATCATCATCCGCGTCGACAAGTTCGGCGGAAAGTGGCGCTGGACGGGCTTCATGCACCACTGGAAAGTCGAGACCCGGGGCGGTGTGGACTACATCTCGGCGTTCTTCAACGATGACATGCAGTACCCCCAGTTCATTCTCGCGCCACCGAACCCAGCCCTACCCATCCCGGTCTTCCAATTCCCTAGAGACGGCTTCATTTACGCACCCGGGATCTGGTCCATATCAACGGTGTTCCTGCTCAACCTGATTCGTAACCAGGCGCCGATCTACCATCTGCCCGACGATCCGTGGCATATCGAAGGCTGGACCCAGCCACTGGACTGCCGCAACTGGCAGGTGCACATCAAGTGCAAGCCCTTCATCACCGACTCCTCGCTGTGGAACATCGTGGCCTACCGAATGAACACCCTTGATTCGGTGATCGCCGCGGCACTCGATGACGGGCAGCTGTGCCTGGACTATCGCCGCTACTTCACCGCCGAAGGCGAGATGGGCACCGACATGTTCGGTCAGCCGGTTGCCAACGGCGCCCTGGTCTTCGAGGTCTTCGATCGCTCCGGGTTCGCCCTGCCCGGTGGAACATTCGTCAACGGCAACGCCGCCGGCGGCCTGGCACGGTCCGTGATCCAGTGGGGCGCGGGATTCGTCGAGGACAGCTTCGAGCAGGTCAGCGACGACGAAACGCTCTACCCGGATGAGTACTGGCAGTCCGGGTTCCTCGGGAACTTCGCCACCGCCCCAGCTCTGGCGATCCGCGACTCGTGGTGGAACGACCTGCAATCGGTCGTCAACCACTCACCGGCCACCGCGGTCAGCGGTGTGGTCGGCGGTGACAACCCGACCGCCGACGCGATCGTGAAGCTGCTGATCGAGGCCACGGGGAACCTGATTGGTTTCTTCTTTCTCGGCGGCTTCGACTCGCTCGGTGACATTGCCAGCGATGTCATCATGCCGTTCCTGGTGGGCACCATCTTGGCCTGGGATGAGTGGAAGAACACCAGTCGCGCAACCAATCTGGGCTGGGCCCACCTGTTCGAGGTGTACAACTCCGGTGCTGAACAGAACGCATGGAGCCTTGCGGCGGTCGCGGCGATGCGTGGCCTGTTCAAGGCCACCGACGCCGAGACCAGCCACACCATGGTCATCGACGAATCCACCTGGGTACTGCCCGGCGTGCATGCCCAGATGAAGGACCGGGTGGCCTCCAGCGCCGGCGCACTACAACGCCTGGGCATCGACATGATGTTCGTCAACCAGATCGAGGAACAGATCCTCTCCGGCGACGACAGCGGCAAGAGCGAGTTCCTGATGAAGTGCGGCCAGAACAAGGCCTCACTGAGCACAGGGGAGCGGTTCTCTCAAATGCTCAAGAACGCACTCGACCGTATCGCCGACATCGGCTTTCATCTGGTGTCCTGAAAATGGCAGTAGAACAAGGGGATTAAATGCAGAACCTGGCAACCGCGCTCGTACTCTCGCGCGGAAGTATCTGGAAACCCCAGCCCTGGGACTGGTCACCACCCTTGGTGGCCGAATGGAACATGCCCTGGCCCGACGGCGCGAGCGCCCGCGCGGTCTTCTACGACACCGCCGGCGGAGCGCTCCTGACGGTCGACGGCACCGTGACCGCCGAGATGATCAACTTCATGGCCGCCCCGGCAGTCATGGACCCGATCCCCGCGGGCGCCAACTTCGAGATCTTCCTGGACACCACCGAGGGCCCAGTGATGGTCCGGCACGGCAAGGTGATCCGCAAAGAAGCCCAGTTCTTCGACGCACCCGCGAGCACCATCTCCTCGACACCGCGCAAGTTCCAGGACTACTTCCCGACACTCGGATTGCGCTCGGTATGGGAGCCCATCTACGGCCGAGTCAAGGTGTGGGACAACTCCGCACAGTCCTTGCCCAACGGCGTCGGCCCGGATGTCGCGTTCTTCTCCCAAGGCAAGGCCGCCATGCGGTACTACGAGCCGTTCGGCTCAGACTCGGTCAAAATCCATGTCCAACTGCTCAACCCCAACGCGGGCAAGACCAGCGTGGTGGTGTGCGCCGACAAATGGTTCACCAGCTATCTGGCCGTGCAGTTCGAGTCCGACCCGATCATCACGAGCAACAACAAGATTCACCTCGCGGTCGGATCCTCACCCACTCAGATGACCTACCAGGGCACCGCGGTGAACCACACCGTCGTCAACGGCAACGACTACTGGATCGAGTACTCCAACCTCACCAAGACGCTCCTGGTGCGCAAGGGCACCGACACCACCCCACTGGGCGAGCCCTGGGTCGACACCGCGGACCTGGTGCCCCATGGCCCGGGCTATCGCTACGCCGGATTCGTCTGGGACGGCGGTGATCTGGTCATCGTCAATGTCACCGGACCCCAGGTGACCGGATGGGAGGCGCTGGACAATGCCTGATCTCGAGCAAGCCCGCCAATGCGAACAGCTGGCCAAGGCGCTGTGGTTCCTAGCCGCGCCCGCCCGCGGACCTGTGGCCAATGGCCTCTACAGCCTGGGAGTGCGCATCCACCCCGAGCTGGCCACCAAAACCCTGGAGACCGAAGGACCGGCGAACTGGGGCAACCACGCACCCCAGCGGCTGGTGAGCAAGGCGGCCACGACCACCGACCCCATCGCGCTGCTGCGCAGCATGGGGCAGGTACAACCCAGCCTGGCCGAGCTCGCCGACAAGATGGAAGCCGCCCAGACCGAGAAGGACAAGCAGCTCCTGATCGCCGAAATCCGCGCGCAGTTCCCCGACATGATCAAGCGCACCGAAGAGCAGATCGCCGCGTCGCGCCCGCAGGATTTTGAGTGACAACCCCTGGCGGACCCGGATCGATCAACCCAAACGCGCGCTTCGGCATCACCGGCGATAACTCCCATGGGGACACCGTCGCAGACCTGCAACAGCGTCTACAGGCCGCGATCGAGGGCCGCCTCAAATCGGACATCAAGGCATCGCAGGGCTGGAAGGGCGCCTCCGACGCGGCATTCGGCGGACTCATGCTGCGGGGCACCCCCGGACAGCCTGTGTCCATCAGCCTGGCGATCATCGCGTCCCTGGCCGCCCGACTGCTCGGCATCAATCCACAAACCTGGCTGATCAGCACCGACCCACACGAGAACATCGAACGCATCCTCGCCGAGCTCAAAAAGGTCCCGATCCTCGATGACCTGATCGAACTCATCACCGGCGTCGAGGACGGCGACGAATCCGACCTCGGCACATGGGCCCTCGGCATCCGCAATGCCCTGCAGGGCATCGACCTGTCGAACCCCGGATCCATTCTCACCGCAATCGGCAAGGCCGCCGGACAGATTTTCAAGGGCGTCATCCCCATCTCACGGATAGCCAATGTCGTCCAGGACCTCATCGGCGGCTCCGGGGAGTTCCTGAACGCCGACAGCGTGAAGACCAACCCGTTCTGGTCCTGGGATTCGGTCATGCCGGGGTTCATCTCGGGTGGCTCGATTCGTGCGACCGCCAATGGCACACAGCAGGTTATGCGCTCGGAACCATTCCCGGTCTTCCCGGGCCAAACGCTGGAACTACGCGCAGCCTCGCAGTGGACTGGTGCTGTCGCCACCGCCGGATCCAACCCGGTCAAGGTCGGATTCACCCCGTTTGATGCAGCGGGCAATCCGCTGGCCGATGTCATTCGCGGATCCCTGCAGCCCTCGGGCGACCATAGCTGGCAATGGGTCCCGGTCCAAGATAAATGGCCCGTGCCCCCTGGTGTGGCGCACGTGTCCGAGCTGCTCATCCTCGATAGCGGCGCGACCGCCGGAACCTTCCGATTCTCCAATGCTTCGGCATGGGCGTCGAACCTGCTCGACCTCGGGCTAGTCAAGGATCTGCGCGAGATGGTCGACGCTATTGGTGGGACGGTGAACTCCGAGGTCGCCGACATTACCGCTCGCCTACAGGCGATCACCGCGGACGGCAAGATCACCGCCTCGGAGATCGAGGGACTGATCCAACAAGCGCAGGTCTCTGGCCTGGCGATCATTCAGACGATCATCAACCAGATCCTGGACATTCTGAACGGCAATCTCGTGACGCCGATCAACTCGCTGGTGCAGGGCGTCAAAGACTGGTTTGGCCTGAACCAAAACAAGACTCAAGCACTCAATAGCTCAGGGCAGATGTCCGGCTCGGCGATCACCGGCGCTATCAATGAAGCCGCTACCGGACTGGGCGCCCTGCGTGACGCGATCGGCGCCGGCCTGGGATTCCTCGGCGGATCGATGACCAACCAAGACGCCCAGAATCAGGCAATCCTGGTGGCACAGACAGCGGCACAGGCGGCCGCTGCTGCTGCCGCCGCCAATGCGCAGCTCGCCAAATCGCAAGGGCAGAGCAACACAGGTGCGGGCGGCCTGAGCTACGCAACGACCTTTGGCGGAGCCGACGGTGCGGTGCTACCGGCTGAGTTCTCTAGCTCCGATCTCGGGATTCGCGGCTCGAACGGCTATGTGGGCATTGACGCTTCACGGCCAGACGGCACGTACCTGGCGACCTGCAGCAAGATGTGCAACTCCGATGATCAAAGCATTGCCGTGGTATTGGGCGATCAGGGTGGCTCGATTGCCGCACCGATGTACGTTCTGTTCCACTCCGATTCGGCAGACACCGCTGGCGCAGCGGTGCGCATCGACTACAGCAGCGTGATCCTGGGTAGCTATACACGCTCGGGCAGTACCTACAGCTTCACGCCCTTCTCGGGCGGCGTCTGGTCTGGTTCGCTCGGGCAGGGCATGTTGGTCGAGGCCCACAACGTCGGTACGTCCTGGACCATCTCGGTGGGCGGCAACGCTGTGCTGTCGGTGACTAATTCGTCGGTCACCTTCGGTCCAACCCGCCGATACAGCGGCGGCATTGTCATGGCCCGCGCGACGGTCAACCTCGGATGGTTCCAAGGCACAAAGACCTACGACTCATTCCGTCTGGCCGCGATGACCTTGGGTGACTATGTGATCCCCGCTTACGCCGGGTCCGGGGCACGCATCGCCCGCACCTCAACAGCCGTGGTCAGCTGCGCAAGCTTGAGCACCGCCGGGACTGGGTCCTCTGCCCACGGACTGATCGCAACGGGCTACTTCAACGTCATTCGAGAATCCACACCCGACATTGCCGTCGATCTCTCAAACGGCAAGTTCACTGTCTCCGAACCGGATTGGTATCGAGTCACCCTGCGGTACCTGTGGGCGGAAACTTCCAACGGTATCAACGATCGCGTAGCGCTGTTCAAGAACGGGTCTATCTACGCGTTCGGCAACCCCACGTTCTCGTTCGACAACGACGGCACCACCACCACGAAATGGTCGATCGGTGGCGCCACCAGCTGGGATGTCTACCTGGCCGCCGGCGACAACGTGCAAGCGGCCCATTCGGCATTCCAGATCGCTGGTACCGGCACCTTCGCCTCGGTCACCAAGTACGGCGGCGACTCTTCCGGGCTCGAAGCATTCATGACCATCGCCAGGAAATAACAGGAGCGCCACCATGACTGAGCACTTCACCCAAGGCAAGAGTGGATACATCAACGCGATCGGAACCGACGGCGAGCCGCTGAGCTTCCGGCCACAGGTCAACATCATCAGGGATGTGCCCGGCACCGGAACCGTCGAGATGACAGTCGGAAACGGTGCAACGGTAGTGGTGCAGGGCAGCGCGGCCGAATACCTGGAGTACCTGGACCCCACCCCGGTCGAACCGCAACCACCGGTAGACATCACCAATGGGCGGCTGCGGATCCAACCCGCCGGCAGCGCGATCGCTTTCCAGCTCGACAACGACGATCCCCGTGGCGACTGGCAAGTTTATGTCATCGGTTCGGAAACCATGTATTTCACGACCAACGAAGACAACCCGGACATCACGTCCTGGCCCTATCTCCGGGTCGATACGGGCGAGTAGCCCGGATTTTGCGTGGTAATTGGTGTGGGTTCGGTGTGATGCCGAGTTGTGTTGTTGGGTAGTGGTTTT